GTCGGGTTGGTTCTTAGTTTTTTTCCAGCTCGTCCACATCCGCCTTGGTGATCTTGTTCAGGCGCATGGCGGCGTCGAAGATGCGATCGAGTGCCGAGGCAGGCAGCTCGCCGAGCGACGGAATGTCGCTGTCGGAAAACAAACGCTTGCCCGAGGCGTCGCTAATCGAGACGCTAGCAAGCCTAGCGCGGATGTTGACAAGCCGAGCCGAGCCAGACTTGTCCAGGCTGGCCTGCTCGAAGGCGTCCCTCTCGCTGGCTGTCATCTCGCGCAGATGAACGGTGCCGCCCCATTCCGGCACCGTCATCTCCACAACTTTCCCGCCCTTCTTGGACAGGATTTCATCACGGCTTAAACTCATCGCCCACCCTCATCAGACAGCGGTCACCTGCATGGTCACCGTGAAACGCAGCGCCTCGTCACCCGCACCAACGGTCGGGTCGGTCACTTCGGAGATGTAGCCCTGATAGGAGATCAGGCTGTCGATTGCCGAGCCGGGGAAGTTCAGGCTCAGCGTGACGCTGTTGTAGCCGATGCTGGAACCGGTGACGGTCGCCTGCCAGTCCTTGATGGTCTTCAGGTCGTTCGTGGCGGTTGCCGTGTCATCGAGGAACAACTCGAACTGAACCGTGCCTGGATCAACGCGGCTGGGCAGCCGCTTGATGACATAATCTGCCAGGGCGGTGATGTCGGCCATGGCCACCGTGCGGGTTGCGCCGGTGACGCTGATAGCCTTCAAAGTGATCGCCGTGCCGGTTGCCGGCGTGAGCGTTGCGGTTGTTCCCTGGGGAAGAACGATTGCCATGACAAACTCCTTATTCTGCGTAGGTGCCTGTGATCTCTAGCGAAATAATACGAGCCGACTCGTCCGAACCATCCTGATAGACCTCGTTCGCGCTGGCTTCATCCTCCACCCGCCAACTGTGCAAGAAAAGGCTCCCAACAGTCTGCCTGCTTGGGGTGGCGGCGATGTTGCTGGCGATCCAGTTGGCGGTCGCTTGGGCAGTGGCGCGTGTCTCACCCACCACGGTCACCTGCACCCGCTCGGTTGTCGCCATCACCGTGCCGTCGATGGTGCGCTGCCGCTGTCGGCTGATGCTCTGATAGACGGCGTAGGGCTGGCTGGTGTTGCCTTGGCCTGTCTGGTCTGGCGAGATCCCGCCAGGCAAATAGGTGGAGTAGCCAGTCCTTCCAGCCAAATAGGTGCGCACAGCTTGGCCTAGCACCGACATCAGAGCGCCTCCAGCAGTGCCTGCCGGCGGTTAAAGATGCGCACCTGCTGCTCCTCGAACACTTCCCTGGTGTCTTTGATCATGGTCGAGGTGTTGGATCCAAGAACCTTCTGCAAGACGCCTTTTCCCGGAATGAAACGCATTTTCCCGGTACGCCAGAATTTGGCGTTGAAGCCACGCTCAAAAAGATGCCAGTAGTTGCTCGGCTTTACCCGCACCATCACATTGGTTTGCAGCGTGTGGTTGCGGGTCGGCTTGTGCCACTTCTTGAACGCCATGCCTATCGACTGGCGTGAAGGGCCGATGATGGCGTGCACCACGCCCTGCTTGCTTGTGAGAACCCGCACGGCAACCGATTTCTTAAGCTGGCCGGATGTGCCGTAGGTTAAGACCTTCTTGCCATTGAACAGGGTGCGGTTGCGTCTTGCCGGTAGAAGCGCTTTGACTTCTGATTTCATCTTGGTGCCAGACCGGCGAGCTGCCAAGCGAAAAATAGAATTAATGCTGGCGCCCAATGCTCGCATTTGCTGGATTGTTTCTTCCAGACCAGACACCTGCATGCCAATTATGCCGCGGCTGGCCTTGTCACGGTCCAGATAAACTTCCCGAAATTGACCGCCTATCCGCTCCTTGCGATACGGATTGCCGCGATCATCGTAGCGAATCCGCTCCATCACCCATTCTCCTCAGCGTCGATCTCCAGACTGATGCCGCGCTCCTCGGTGTCCCGCACGCCGCGGATGTTCAGTTCACGGCTGCCGAAGAGGATGCGGTGCTCGGCGGTCACATCGGAGCGGTGACGGATGAGCACCCGGTGCGTGATGTCCGACTGCTGCTGGTTGGCAAGCTGGCTTTCCCCGGCGCTGACCGGCATCACCTTGCCCCACACGGTGGCGTAGGTCGCCCAGGTGCGGGTCGGCTGGCCGTAGCTGTCCACGCTGTCGGTTGGCGACTGCAGCTCCAGACGGTGCCTCAGCTCGCCGATGATCACTGGTAATCGCCCGAGGAGTAGATCTTCAGGATGCTGTCCACAGCCAGCGGCACCTCGCCACCGAATCCAGGCTGCACCGCTGCGCGGTTCTCGTACCAGTGCGCCACCAGCAGCTTGATGCACTGCACCAACAGCGGCGGCACATTGGCCGCGGCGGCGCCATGACCTGCGACAAAATCCACCTCGACGGCGTTGGCCTTGCCGTTCTCGGTGTTTGGCCAGGTGTCCATCGGCGTCAGGTGCAGCATCGGCGGGTTGCTGTCTAGGCCGAGCTCGAAGTCCTCGGCGGCGTAGGTCAGCGTCTGCTGGTTGCCGTCGACATCGTAGTAGCGGATGCGCGGCATGGCGTAGGCGTAGCCGCCACCCGAGGCGATCTGCGGGGCCGGCTGCCTGGGCAACTCAATCGGCCCGTCCGGGAAGTAGTCCAGCGTCAGCCGGTAGGTGGTGTTCACCAGCGTGCGGCGTGTGTGCCGCTCGACATAGTCGCGCGCCCCCGTGATCAAGGCGGCGATCAGCGAATCGTCGGTGCTGTGATCAACGCGGAGGTGGAGCTTCATGTCGCTGGTCGACACTGGCTCCACCGCCGGCGCTGTCAGTACCTTGAGAGCCACTAGCGCTTGCTCCGCTTGGCGGCCTGCTTGGCTTCCGGCGTTTCCACCGGGCGCAAGGCGGGATCAGTCGATTTGTCCACACGGATGGCGATGCCGGCGGCGACGATCCGCGCAGCGTCCTCATCGTCCGGGTGCGCCCAGATGTCGCCAGGCATGTAGGTGCCAAGCGGACCCGTGATGCACTCCAGAAGCTGAATTTCCGTCGCCATTGCCGTGTTCCCCGATCCGTGTGGACTATCAGCCAGCCGTCAGGCTTATGCCTGCACCAGGTGCTTGATGGCACCCGAGGCGAGGATCTTGCTGTCGGTGCGGGCCCATGCCTGGAAGCCGACGGCGCCGTTACCAGCGTACAGCTCATCCAGTCTTGTCAGGCGAATGTTGGCCACATCGCGAATGAGGAACCTATTCATGGCGCCGAAGACCATGGTCTTCAGGCCGGTGGTGATCGCGTTGTTCAGCGAGTTGCTGATCACAACCGGGAAGCCGTGAACGCGGATCTCGCCGGGAACCCTGAAGGACTCCTGGAACAGCGGCTGGCCGTTGCTGTCGACCAGCTTGCGCACATACAGCCACACGCTGTCGTGCATCACCAGGGCGCAGGAAGGGTCCTGCCGGTAGGCGATGTCGACGCTGTGAATGAGATCCAAAATCTCATTGCTGGTGATGGCCGTCGCACTGGCGGTCGTCTTGCCAGCGGTGCTGGCGGCGATGCCTTGCGGCTGGCTGGAGCCGGTGCCGGTGGCGGCGTAGTCGGCCATGATCCGGCCCAGGCGCTCACCCAAAAGCTCACCAATGTAGGATTCCAGATCAACGACATTATCTTCAAGAAGCTGCCAGCTAACTTTGATTGCCTTACTGCTGAATGTATAGGCGTTCAGCGTGATCTGGCCAAGGGTTGTGTCAGCAGTGGTCACAGATCCATTTTCGGCCAACAGTTCACCCTTAGTAGAGGTGTCATCGTTGGTCGGAATCTGCATAGCCTCGCCGCTTTCGGTGCGCTCAACCCTGGCATACTCGCGCAGCGGATTGTAGTACAAAAGCGCTTTTTCAATACGCTCTACCAGCACGGTTGGGACTGCAAAGCCGCCAAGGCTGCCTGTGCCAGCAACTTGAGTGGCGGTGCCGCGCTGTTCGAGTTCAACCCTACTCCTTGGAGCCCTACTTAAAAGATTGACATTGAATTCCCGACTTCGCAGGCTTATCCCGATTCGCTCGGCTGCGGCACGGTGCGCGTCTTTAGCGCGCCCGTTGCCTTCGAGGAACCAGCCTCGCATGGCGAGATTGCGGTCCTTGTGCCAGTTCTTATCGTCCAGATCCTTCACGATGTAGGGAACCTTGATATCCATCGGCGCACTCCTCCGAGTGGTTTGCTTTTCCAATTTCTCCAGGAGGCTGGCGCAACGCGCGCCGACCTCATCCAACTTCCTTTGGGCTTCGGCGGACTTTCCGGCCTCGGCTGCGTTTTCCTCGACAGCGGAGTCTTCCGCCGGCGTGAAGTCCATGGCCTCCTCGATGGCGGTCACCCTGGCATCGAGATCAGCCACCGACTGGGTCAGCGCTTCCATTTGCGCCTGCTCCTCGGGGGTCAGCGCGCGGATCTGCTCGACCAGAGCGGCACGCTCCTCGGTCAGCTTCTTGAGCTCGTCAATCTTCGACATGTTTGCCTCCTGTGATTCAAAACCTAAAATCTTGGCAGCACGATGACCGTGCGATGCAAGCCACCGCGCGCGCCTTGTTTCAAAGTCCATCTGCCGCAGGCCGCGCAGGGCGACAGTGGTGTCCGGGTAGGCCGGGATGCTGACCACGCTGACCTCGTGCAGGTCGATCTGGTGCAGCGTTCTGACCGCGTTTCCTTCCTCGTCCTTGTCCCAGGCGTCGCCACCCGGCGGCACCATGAAGCCGAAGGACATCTGATTCACCACGCCGCTGCGCACCAACTGGCGCAGGTCGTCGGCGTAGCTGACGCCTTCGGGCAGCTCGATCTCCACCCGCAGGCCGCGCTTGTCGCTCGACAGGCGCAAGGTGTTGTTGGTGGTGCGTGCCAGCGGTTGGCTGGTGTTGTGGTCCCAAAGCGCGCGGATGTCGGCGTTTTTCTCCAGGCTGGCGTCGAACGCTCCTGGATGAATACGCTCCTTGAACCCGCCGAGGTCTTCACTCATGGCCGGCGAATAGACGGCGGCGTAGCCGACCAGTCGGTTGCCTTCTTGCTCCAGCTTGCTAGTTCTTTTTTCGAGCATTGGCGGCCTCCTCGTCGGCGGCCTGCATCTGGCCGCTCACCTTGTTTGCCCATGCCTGACCCGGATCGCCGCCCCACAGTGCCCAGGCGATCCTGCCGGCGCTCGGGAAGCCATCCTGCCCCGGTGACCAGCCCGTGCCTTGTTTGTCCACCTCATGCCTGGCGAAGTAGCTGGCCATGCGCTTGATGGTTTCCGGCGAAACTCTTGCGCCATTGCTCAGGTCTCGGGCCCGAGCCACGCCGATCAGCGTGCCACCGCGGCCATACTGGTCGCGCCATTCCAGGCCTTTGGCCGCCTCGTCTCGCACGCCTTGCGGTGGCGTGAAATCAATCCGGCTGTATTTCTGCGGGACAGCCCGCGAAGAAGCGGCCCCGGCGCCGGCAGGGGTGGAGTCTGCGCTGGGCGAAGGCGCGGGGGCCAGCGCCGGGGTTGCCGTTGGTGCCGACGGCCCGGTCGGCGCATCGAGCGGCTGCATGTTCAGCGGCTGCAGATACTGGTCGCCACCATCGATCGGCGGCAGGTTTTCCCGCTCTCGAATCTCGTTGGTCGACAGGATGCCCCAGTTCTTGGCCAAGGCGTACACATCAAACCGTGTCTTGATGTCGGCCCGCAGCAGGCCCTCGATGAGGTGCTCAAAGTAGAACTGCCGGCGTTCGACGCTGTTGAGCAGCTTGATCTGCAGTTCCTGCTCGAAGCGGATCAGCCAGGGCCTGAGCGTCTCGGTGTAGAAGGCTTGGTTTTCGGCCTCGATGCTGCTGTAGGTCTGGCCGGTGTTGTCCCGCAGCTTGCTGCTTGGCACATTGAACCAGCGCGCCACCTCGGCCACCTGGAACTGTCGGGTCTGCAGAAACTGAGCGTCATCCGGCGGCACACCCAAGGCCTGCCATTTCATGCCTTCTTCGAGGATGGCGATGCGGTGCGCGTTGTCGAGGCCGCTGTGCAGGCGCTCGTAGTCGGCCCGCAGCCTTTGCCGCGCGTCATCACTCAGCCGGCCCGGATGCTCCAGCACGCCGGAAGGCCTTGCTCCGGTGCCAAACAGCTTGGCGCCAAACTGCTGCGCGGCGATCGTCAGGCCGAGGCTTTCGCTGGCGGTGCGGATCACCGAGTAGCCGACCAGCCCGTCGCCGCCGAGTCCGCGCAGGTGGATGACATTGGCGCCGGCCAGCGTGACATGGCCGCCCTTGGGCTGCGCGACCTTGTAGTAGACATTGCCGTCGATTTCCCGGTACGGCTCGACCCGATCCGGCGACAGCAGCCACAACGCCACCGGCGCGTTGTCGCTGACCCGGCGCTCGATTTCGGCGTAGCCGTTGCCGTAGGTCAGCGCGTGCGCAAAGAGCGCCTCACGCCAAACCAGCGATCCGATGCCTGGGCATGGTTCGTCGTGCAGCAGGTTGTAGAGCGGATGGTCGCTGGCCCGGCTGCGGGTGCTGCCTTCCCGGCGGTAGGTGATGAGCGGGAGGCTGGCGGCGCTTTCGCTGATCACCCGCACGGCGGCCCAGACCGTGGCGCAGGTCAGCGCGCTCGATTCGTCGACGCGCACGCCAGCCTCAGTGGTGCGACCTCCGAGCAGATCAACCAGCGCATGATTGCGCTCGCTGGTTTGCTGCGGCGCGCGCCGTGAAAGGCCGAACAGTCTTTGGATAATATTGGCCATGTTGCCGATTGTGAGCGGAACGCAACACGATCAGCGCCAGACGCAGATGCCCCACTGGTGATAGACGGCACCCAACCGGTCCACCTCATGCCACGCACGCAGCCAGGTCCGCTTGCCAGACCGGCACCTGCCCTCGGTGCTGCACTGGTAGTGCACCGTCGATCCCTGCACGCCACCGACCACGACATAGTGGCCGATGCCGTGCGCCGGCGTGGTCAGGCAGATGATCGGCCTGCCGATCTCGGTGAAGCTGTGC